CTGGACGTGGTCGTCGCCGTACTGGAAGTCGTGCTCGCCGCGCGTCGACAGCCGGTACTCGCCCTGGACGTAGTCGGGTACGCCGCGGCCGAGCTGTCGCAGTGCGCGGTCGGCGTTCGGGTATGGGCGGTGGGCCATAGCTCTCCTCTGCTCGATGCCAGGATGGCAGGGCTCACGTCTCGTCGGGCCAGCTGTGGATAACCCTGTCGACCGCGGTGTCGGTGAGGGTGATGCGCACGCCGGGCATGTTGCCGCGCTCGCCGACCCACGCCGAGAACTGGCGCCGGGCCGTCGCCTCCCGCGGCCACCAGCCGTGCATCGCCGGGCGGCCGTCGAGGGTGAGGAGGAGGTGGTAGCGGTCCACGCGTTCAGCCTGCCCCGCCGTCGATGGCCACGGTCAGCGCCACGCCCGCCTCGACGGCTGCGGCCCGGAGGTCGGCGAGGAGCCCGCCCGTCGTCGACGGCATGCGGTGCGGCTGCAGGCCGACGGTGGCGAGGAAGCAGTCCCGGCAGCGGTCGAGCCAGCAGGGGCCGCGGTCGAGGTCGACGATGCAGGTGAAGCGGGCCGGCTCCCCGCACAGGCTGCACGGCTTCGGGTCCAGGCCCACGCGCGCGAACCCGTCCCGGCCGCCGGTGGGCGCCGGGTCGAGGGTGGTGGGGTCGATGCCGAGGCGGAGCAGCAGGTCAGCGTCGGTCATGGCCTGCTCCTTCCGTCGGGGCCCTGGGTGTGCCGATGCAGCGTACCGCCGTAATATCGAACACGTGAACGACCCGCACAGCTCCCGTCTCGACTCCCTGTACTTCCTCGCCCGCGTCCAGGAGCAGGACCTCGACCGCACCCGCAGGTGGATCGCCGCCGAGGAATAGCGGCAGGCCGAGCGGCAGCGCGGCGAGCAGGCCCGGCCGCCCGCCCCCGACTGGATGATCGAGCAAGGGCTCAACGGCGGCATGCCCGTGTACGTCCACCGCGGGGACTGCCACATGAAGGGGCAGCGCAGCAAAGGCGTCAGCCAGGACCAGGCCCGCCGGGCACTCGCCGAGGGAGTCCCCGCGTGCACGCACTGCCGGCCCGATACGGAGCTCGGCGTACTCGACTGAGGGCAGCCGCATGCCCTCCCGTGGAGAGGGCCGGGAGGAGCGGCGGGCCCCGCCTCACGGCAGCGCGGCGGGGCCCGAGCGGGGACCTTCACCTGGAGGGGATTAGGGGGCCCGCGCGATCAACGATGCACCAGAACCAGCCACGGGGATAGATCTCGGCCACGGGTTTCTACTGCAGCTCGGCGTCGTCTCGCTGCAGTCGTTCGCCGAGCTTGGCGGCCAGCTGGTAGGCGGGGTGGTTGTCGAGCTGGCGGCGGCGGCGGTTGTACCGCTGGGTGGTGCGCGGGTCGGAGTGGCTGACGGCGTCTTGGACGTCTTGGAGCGGGACGCCGTTGGCGAGGTTGTCGGTGATGAACTGGTGCCGCAGCGTGTGGGGCTTGATGCTGGCGGCTTGCGGGATTCCGGCGTGGCGGGCGAGGACGCGGAGGTGCTTCCACACTTCGGGCTGCGTCCAGCGGCGGCCGGTGTCGGTGGCGAACAGCGGGCCGTCGGTGCGGTCGCCGAGATAGCCGAGGAGGGCGTCGAGGGCGAGCGGCGGGACGGGCGCGGGCCGCTTCTTGCCGCCCTTCTGGGTGAGGGGCAGGGTGCGGTGCCCTCGGTCGTAGCCGAGCTGGTCGGCGTTCAGCGACAGAAGTTCGTCGACGCGGGCGCCGGTGAGGTAGAGGAGCATGACGAGGGCGTAGGAGCGGGGCGCCCAGTCGGCGGCCGTCTGGATGAGCCGGGTCGTCTCCTCGTCGGTCATGCCCTCGGTGGGGCTGTAGTCGGGGTCGACGTAGGGCCGGTTGACGGCGGCGAACGGGTCGCTGTCGACGGCTTGGAGCCGGGCGGCGTAGGTGTAGAAGGATCCGGCGGCGGCGAGGGCTTGCGCCTGGGTGGTCTCGGCGGGCGGCTTGCCGTTGCGGGTGGGCGTCTTGGCGAGGTGCTTGGCGTAGGCGTCGGCGAGCGGCAGTTTCGCCTGAAGGGGGTGGATGCCGGTCGAGCGCGCGTACTCCTCCCACGCCTTGAAGGTGCGGGCGTAGGCACGCCGGGTGTGCCGGGACTTCTGTCGGGCGACCCAGCCGCCCGCGATGGTGGGGAGCGGGTCACGGTCGCCGTAGATGGCGGCGAGGTGGTCGGCGAGGTGGCGGGCTTCGTCGGGCCAGTCGTCGCGGGGGTCGTGCCGGTCGGTTGACAGCTCCGCCGACGGGCGCGGGACGAGAGCGGTCACGGGCGCCACTCCTCCTGGAAACCGGGCCGCTGGTCATACACAGCCGCCTTGCCCTTCGCCCACCGCTCCACGACGTGCAGCATCGCGGGCAGGTAGTCCGCCTCACGCCGCAGCGCCCCCTGCCGCGTGTCGGGATCGCCGGGCCCCTCCCACTTCCCGGTCCGGTTCTCGTGCTCAATGTCGGCGGCCAGCTCTTCGGCAGCCTTCTCGTGCCGGGCGTGGGAGCGGAGCAACTGCTCGTACTCGCGGAGCAGTTCGCGGTCGATGGCGATCTCCCGCAGCACACGGGCCGGATCATGGAGTTCGACGTGCTTCAGATACGGCGGGCGCAGCCAGCTCGCGTCTCCTAGCTCCGCATCGTCGAGCGGCGTCGCAAGCCTCCATTGCCCGCGATGGCCCCCTGCCTCGTTGGCGATCCGCTCATCCTCGTCGAGTTGCTTGCCGAGCCACCGCGCGAGCTCATTCATCTGATTCCTCCGGAGTATGGGATAACTGTCATTATCAACCATAGAGTTGGTGGCGCGCAGGAGTTCCGGGCAAGAGGAAACGCCCCCTCCCGAAGGAGGGGGCGTCGTCAGTCTTCGTCGTCGTCCGGCCAGTCGGGTTCGAGGAACGGGCCCGGCGACAACCAGAACGGCGGCGGGGGTTCGTCCATGGGTCAGACTCCAGTTCGGTCACGGTGTTCCCGCTGCGCCTTGAGCAGGATGCGGATCCGCTGCACGATCAGCGCGCTGATGGCCAGGGCCAGCAGCGTGCGAACTCCGCGCATGACGATGGCGAAGCAGCCGTCGGGCCACAGACTGACGAGGACCGTGTACAGGAACAGGGCGCCGATCGCCGCCGGCAGCCCCATCAGGTTGCGGCCGGTCCCGGACCGCCACCACGTCGTCTTCACGTGATAGGTGATCACGAAGGCGGCGCAGACCAACGCTGCGATCGCCGACCCGGCGACGTTCACCCACTGGTCGACGCTCAGGTGGTTCATGGTGCAGCCCCTCTGAACAGTGCTTCGATCTTCTCCCGGAAATGGTTCTCCTCCCGGGCCCTTCGCAAGGTGGCCGAGACGGACTCGACCAGGGGCTGACGTGCTTCAGCCTGCTCCCGAGCGTTCTGGGCGTGCGCGAGCGCCTGCTCCGAGTCGGTGGGCTCGGTCTCGTCACATCCGTGTACGAGGCGCCGGATCCATGCGATCACCGCGGCTCACCTCCTCCTCGTCCGCATGCCCCGGGTGAGGCAAGGCGGTGAGGATGTGGCCTCCGAGTCGAGCCATCTCCAGAAGCTCCCCGGTCTGTTCGTGCTCCACCTTGCGGGCCTTCTCGGATTCGAGGTACGCCTGCCGCCAGTTGTCGCGGTCGGTGATGACGTCCTCGTGGGTACGCCGCGGCACGAGCTTGCCGGTCAGGATGAGCAGGATCACGAGCGTGAGGAGAGCGCCGAGGCCTGCGTCGCCGGCGTTGATGCCGAAGATTTCGCTCAAGGCGCCCACCCCCAGATGTAATCCCTCCACGTGTTCAGACGCCTACCGGGCCTGCCTTCACGGGACTGGACCGTTCGAGGGCCACCGACGCAACGGGCGCGGTGACCTTCTCGCGCAGCCACAGGGTGACGAGGGCGCCGATGGCTGCCATCACCTTGGACTGGTCGTCGGCGGACCAGTCGAGTCCGAGGCCCACGGCGAGAGCCATCACGGTCTGGGCGAGCTGGACGATCGCGGCGGCCAGCGCCCCGTTCTTGAGAACGATCGCGGAGATGAGGCCGACCGCTGCGGCGGAGACGGCGTTGATCGCGGTCTGGGTGCCGTCGGAGATGTCGACGCCGAACGCCGAAAGCGCCTGGAGGAGGGCGGCGATGAAGCCGAGTATGTAGACGGGTTCTCTGCCGAACCACTTCATGATGGTCTCGATTCTTAGTCGGTGACGGTGAAGCCGTGCTTGGCGCCGAGGCGCTTGAGGGAGGCCGACCCGGGGATGCCGTCGGCGGCGTCGCCGACGTAGCCGCCGCCTGCTGCCGAGCGCTGCCAGCGGGCGTAGGCGCCGACGGTCAGCGAGCCGAAGCTGCCGTCGACGTACTGGGCGGAGAGGAAACCTTCCGCCTTCAGCGCCTTCTCGACGATCAGGACTTCCGCCTTGTACGTGGTGTGGCCCTGAGCCGCGGCCGGATCGTGCTTCGCCGCGTAGATGACGTGGGCGAGGGAGACCTTCGGCTTCGGTGCCGGGGCGGGCTCGGTGACCGTGCCGGCCGGGCGGGGTGCGCCCTTCTGGACCCAGGCGTAGAGCGGGCCGCCGGGGCAGGCGGTGGCGTAGCCGTCGCGGTGTCCCTTGATCTCGTTGCCTGCGCCGTGTTGGCGGAGCAGGTCGATGCCGTCGCGGATTGCGCCGAGCATGGGGTCGTTGGGTTCGGTCAGGCCCTCGGAGCCGACGAGGCCGACGATGGCGTAGTGGGCGATGTTCAGCGGCTGGTTGCCGTTGGCGCCGGTCCGCTTGCCGATGCCGCGGCCTTCGAGGAGGTAACCGTGCGGGCAGGCGCCGTAGTTGTAGGCGATGTCCGAGTAGTTCTCGACCTTGTTGGCCAGGTGGGACTTGCGGATGGCCTGCCACTCGGCGATGCACTCGGCGTGGTCGGTGAGCAGCTTGGTGCTCACCGCGGTGCCCTCGTAGTGGACCTTCACGCCCTTGGTGGACGTCTGTATCGGCGCGGCCGAGGCCGGCCAGCCGAGCTGTGCCCGTGTGACGAGCTTCAACGTGCTGCCTCCAGACATGAGAAAGCCCCGAGCCAAGGCACGGGGCGGGCGGTGTGTGGCCGGCGGTCAGTCGACGGACGGCTCGACGGGCACCGGTGCGGGTGCCGTCGCTTCTTCCGGAGCCGGGACGGGATCCGGAGTGATGGCAGGCCGCAGATCGGTGATGGGCTGCTGACATCGGCCGCACTGGCCCATGTAGCGGGGCGGGTCGAAGTCGCCGACGGGGTAGTAGAAGCCGGGGAACGCCTGGCCCTCGACAGGGCAGCCGTCGCTGTGGCAGACCGCCTCCAGTTGGACCGGCGGTGGCAGCTCGGGGTAGCTCTCGGTCACGGGTGGTGCTCCCTCAGACGATTGTGCTGATGATCCCGTAGACGACAGTGACCGCCGTCGTGTTCTGGCGGGTCGCCCACACCGTCAGCCCGGTGCTGGACAGGTTCGTATAGCCCGTGCCGGTCACCCCGTTCGAAGAGCCGGTGGAGCCCGGGGCAGGGTTGACGATCGTCGTCCACGCACGCAGGACCGAGCCGGGCACGGACAGCCCGGACACGGTCACGCTGGTCGGCGTGTTCGCGGCGGACGGTGTGATCGCGACCGACCCGGTGTAGATGTTCGCGGCGGTGAGTTCGCCGCTGACGTCGAGGTTGCACGCGGTGCCGCTTTCGGCCTGCACGTACACGTAGGGAGCGGTACCCGCGAAGGTCGATTCGAGGGTGACGATGGCCCGGTGCTGGCTGGCTTTCACCGAGCCGGACGTGAGGATCAGGTCCGTGTACTGGTCTGCGTCCGAGGCGTAGGTGATGCCCGCGGGGATGTCGACCCGGTCGTCTTCGACGGGCCGGAACTGCAGCTCTCCCGACGACAGGTAGGCGGCCATGTTGAGCGGATCCTGCAGCCCGCGCGTCCACAGCCTGCCCCCGCCGCCGGTCGCCGGACCAAGCTCGGCCAGAAGCGTCGTCCCGTCCTCCGCGTACACGCGCAGTGTGCCGACGCTCGCAGCGCCCATGCGGCGGGCGCCCCGCAGTTCGCGTACCTGTGTCTCCAGCGCCTGGATACGTCGGGCGAGCGAAGTGGCGTCCGGCGGCAGCTGGTCGAGCTGCTTGGGCATCAGGACTCCTCCACGAGAATCGGCCGGACGCGGTCGGCGCCCGGGTCGAGCTCCCACGCCCAGCAGCGGGCCGTCGTATCCGCGCCCTGCGGATGCCGGGGCGAGGTCTCGATGGCGAGGCGGATGCTGTCGCCGAGCGCCCATGTGTCGCCCAGCCGCGGGGAGATGGAGGCGGTCGCCTCTACGGACCACACCTGGCCGCCGCTAGCCATGAGGGCGACGGACTGGGCGGCGTGGGATTCGAGCTGGTCGGGGTCGGTGAGTCCGGTCGCCGGGGTGTAGCGGTACTCCCAGCGCGGCCAGCCGGCCGCGAGCAGGGCGGTCGCCTCGTGCACGCTGGAGGTGAGACGCGATTCGCCCTCGCCTTCGCCACGCGCAATGACGGCGGTTGCCCCTTTCCCGGCTTCGTAGGACTCGGACAGGGTGTATGAGGCGACGCAGCCCGGGAAGTCGAAGGTCACCGCAGTCGAGCCCTGGGTGCCGATCTTGGGGCGGACGCGCAGCGGGAGCTGAAATCCGCTGTGGCTGCCGTTCCAGGCGACGTCGATGGTCCATTCCGGGCCGCCGTCGAGATTCATGATCTCTTGCAGGCAGGACAGGATGCTTTTGTCGTCGCCGTCCTGCGTGTAGTAGTCCATGATGATGCCGGTGCTGGGGGCGTCGATGGTGAGCGGTGGTCCAGCGGTGAGTGCCGGGGTGACGAGGGCGCTGATGACGGCGGCCTGGTCGGTGCCGACGAGTGCCTGCGTGCCGGGGAATCGGCTGTCGAGGTAGCGCTCCAGGGTGGCGGCGCCGAGTTGTACGGTCGTCGCGCTGCCGCCCTCGCGGGGCAGGACCGCGCCGGCCCAGATGGGGGTGTCGGTGGCGGTGTCGACCGCGATCAGCATGGTGGCACCCGGCGCGGTCGCTTCGATCCAGTTCGCCCCAGCGCCGGCGATGGTGAGTTCGAGCTGCAAAGTGGTCGCATCACCGAGCTTGCGTCCCAGCGGGCCGGTCGGTTTGATCGACGGCAGGTCCTCGATGATGCCGCCAGTGCGCAGGTCGCAGCCGTACCAGGCCAGTTGGTAGGGGACGCCAGTCATGTGGACGACTCGTAGGCGAACGTGATCCTCAGTTGGGTGCCGTTCGCCATCGCCTCGGGACGGGCCGGGGTCCAGAAGTCGCTGCGGTTGTTTGTTGCCGAGATCGGAAAGAACGCGGCCAGCGTGGATGCCCCGGGAGAGATGTTCGTCGAGCCGTTCCACCGGTCAGTGCCGAGGAGCATCGAGGAGCCGATGAGTGAAGCGCCGGCACTGGCGGCCGTGAACGGGATGGCGAAGTTGTAGTTTCCGGAGCCGAAAGTCGTGGTCGACCCCGCGGTCAGGTTGATGTGGGCCACGACCTGGCGGCCGAATTTCTGGTAGCGGCCGACGAGAGTGCCATTGCCGAGTACCGGGTTCGTCGTGGACCCGGTCCAGGTCGGGGTGTACGAGGTCCAGGCTCCCGGGGTTTTGACGTAGGTGTCCCAGGCGCTGCCGCTCCATACGAGCAGGTCGGTGCCGTTGTGGTAGGCCTGTCCGGTGTACGGGCTGGACGGGGCCGTCGACGAGGGCAGGATGCCGCCGGGGGCCACCGTCGCCGGGCGGACCGCAGTGGACACTGAGGCGGTGGAGCCGTTGGACACGGACAGCACGCTGATCGTGGCGAGCGGCATGTAGATCTGCGTGCCCGCCGGGGTCGGCGCCACCGGGGAAGCGGACGGGGTGCCGGCGAGATAGACGACGTCGCCCTTGTTCAGGCCGGACGCATCGACGCTGTTGTCCCAGACGCGGACATAGACCAAGTCCACCCTGTTCAGGGTGGCGTGAGCGGCCGTGTAGGTGCCGGGTGACACCGACGACGGAAACGCGACGCGGTACACGCCTTGGCTCGGCCAGGCGACGGCGGCAACACCGGCCGAGCAGTTGATCGTGGTGCCCGCGAGGGTGACGGTGAGGCCCGGGTCGCCGGGCCGGGTGCCGGAGCGGGAGCCGAGCGCGGTTCCGTCGGTCATGACGGCCATGGCCTCTGCCTGGCGGGCCTCCAGGCCTGAGAAGGTGAGGCCGTCGATGGCCCATACGTCTACCGGCATCTCTGCCTCCTCACATCCAGGCCGAGCGCCACGTGGCGGTCAGCGTCGCGGTGGCGTTGTAGGTGCTGGACTGGAATTGGTAGTTGACGCTGCTGCCGGCGGGGATGGTGGGCCAGCCGCCGGACACCGTCATGAAGCGGCGCCGGGAGACGCCGCCGTTGAGGATCACGGTGTGGGCGTCGGTGTCGACGACCAGGACGTCGCCGCTGACCAGGTCCAGGGAGTAGATGAGCTGACGCACCGTGCCGTCCGGGTAGAGCGCGGACACGGTGGGCGCGACGACGGGCCCGGTGAGTGTGATGATCGGCCGGGTGTCCAGCGTCCCGGAGTTGACCGCGTTGATCTGTCCGGACACTGTCGTCGCCGAGAACGCGGCCGGGAACGTGATCGGGAACGTCAAGCCGCCGGTCGTCGCTGGCAGCCCGGTCGTCCCGGACTGCAAGGTGGTGCCGTAGCGGCGCGGGTCGGCGGCCGTGACCATGACCGACCAGGTTGCGGTGCGGTCGGTGACGTGCTGCGCCAGCACTTTTCCTGACCGCCTCACGGTCGCCTGCTTGGGCGTGGCCTCCCACACGGTCAGCGTCGTGTCCGTCAGGGCTGCCGCCGCGTACAACTGGTCCAGTGCAATGTCGAGCGACGGGGAGTCCGGGGCTTCCACGGTGCCAGTCAGGGTGACAGGCCTGGATCCGAGGTAGACCGGCGAGGCCCACGAGCCGTGGTCAGCCTCCCGGTCCTGGAACTCTGCCCGGATCTCGGGGCTGTCCCATCCCTCCAGGGTCTGTAGGGACCATTTCACCCCTGCCCCGTCGACCGCGCCAAGGCGTAGGGTGCCGAGGGTGGCCTGCCGGCCGTCGTTGTCCGTGCCTGGGGTGTAGGCCACCCGTGCCTCCTCTCAGCCGACGAACGCCATGTGGCGTGCGATGTCCGCTGCCTGTTCGGCGGCCGTCTGCTTGGCCCCATAGAGGTTGACCGTGATCTGCCGGGTGACCTCGCGGGCCATGGCCGCCGCGGACACGGAGCCACCCCCGTACCGGCCAGCGGGCACGAGCTGGTAGCCCATACCAGCCGCGGTCTTCGCTAGGAGCGCCCGGGACCGAGCCGACCCGTTCCAGGGAATCCACGACTCTCGGTCGCCGGCCTCGCCGCCGAGGACCATCGTGGGCCGGGAGAGGATGCCTCCCCTCGCCATCGCCTTGCCGCCCTGGGCGACCCACTGCCTGACGAAGGTGGCCTTGTTCACCTCAGGTAGCGACCCGATCTGCGCGGTCATCTTCGGCACGATGGCTTTGATGGTCGCCGGGTCCAGCCCGGCTGCGATCAGATCGGCGTAGCCGCGGCCCGGCCCGCCTCGCAGAGTGGACAGCAGGATGAGGCTGTTGGCGAGGTCTTCGCCGGTCAGGGCGTTCTGTGCGGCGCCGACAGACTTGTTGGCGGCGGCGGCGCTCTTGCTGTTCCCGGCCGCCTCGTGTGCCAGCGTCATCGCGCTGGAGTCGCCCTGCGCTGCGAGCGCCTGGGCCAGATCCCCGAACCCGCTGGCTGCGAGCTTCTGGAGGTCGGCGGCGAACTGCTGGCTCTCTTTGGTCGATCCGTTGAGCTGCTTGGTGAAGTCGGCCAACGTCGCCTTGGCGAGGTCGCCGGTCTTCTCCAATTTCGCAACGATGCTCTTGAACTGCTTATCGCTCGCACCGGCCAGCGAATTGACGAGGGCGTAACCCTCTTCGCCCATGCCTTCCAGCATGGACTGCAGCTCTTTCCCGCCGCGCTGCCCGATCTTGCCGAGGCTGCGACGCCACTTCTCGGTCGCGGCCACCGATTCGTTCAGCTGGGTTTCGTAGGCCTTCAGGTTGAAGGTCTTCGGGGTCTTGGCGCCCTTCTTGAGGCCGAGTTCCTTGTCGGCCGCGTAGACGTCGGAGCGCTCCTTGCGGACGGTGGCGTCGGTCTTCTTCTTCGTCGACCGCGCCTTGCCGACGCGCTCCTCGGCCGATCGCAGCTGTGCGGCCGTGTGGTGGCCGTGCCGTACCTTCGCGAGGTTCTTCTCGGCAGCCTTGAGATCGTCGGCGGCTTTCTTCTGCTCCTTGAGCGCCTTGTTGAGGTCGTCCCACGCCTTCTTGAGGTCCTCGATCTCGCCGTCGTACCGCTGCTTGGCGTCGGAGGGGCCACCCAGCACCGCGGCGCCGGTGGGGGTGTAGGTGAAGCCGGGGATGCCGCCGCCGGCGAACCACTGGACAGCGCCGCCCAGCCGCTTCACCGTCTCGGCCGCAATCTGCCGGGAGCGGGGGCGCTTGCTGGCTGCGAGGGGGATGTAGGCCTCACCGCCCGTCTCGTCCTCGGCCCACACCCGCCAACTGCCCTTGCGTGCGATCTGCGCGACATGGTTCTCGCGCATGCCGCCGTCGGCGTAGAAGGACAGGATGGAGCCGTTCGCCTGGGCGCCGTAGTCGCGATGTGCCGGTGCGACTGCGCTCTTGGAGCCCTTCGTCACGAACGTCGTCGTCACGCTGACCGACTTGTCGTGCAGTGCCCGGATGGCGGCGGCAAGGGCGTCAACTGCCGCCTTTTGTCCGCCGGTCGGCACCGTGATGGTGACTTTCTTGCCCTTCGTGTTCTTGATCTTGAATCCGAGGGCTTCGAGCTGGGACCGCGCCTCCCCAGTCAGTGCCGACATGGTGAAGGTCCGGCCCTTGGTGGACTTCACCTTCGCCTGCACGGCTGCGAGATCACCCATCGCTTGCTGCGTCTTCGCGTCGACCTGCGTGGTGACCGACATGGGCAGTTGCAGGTAGGCCGCGGCCAGTTTGTCGACCGCGTCCTTGGCGAACCCCCTGGCGAGCATGTCCTTCTTCAGCAGGGCGATGTTCTGTTCAAGGACTGCCTGTCCCGCCTGCTGCGAGTTCTTCTGCTGAGCCACGGATTCGGCGTGCTCCATCGCGGCCTGGGCAGCTTCCAAGAAGGCCTTCTTGACCTTGCGGCCCGAGTCGCTGGCGACATCCAGCGAGTGGCCGCTCTCTTTCACGGTCTTGTTCAGGTCGGCCAACGACTGCCGGAAGGCGATTTCCTTCTCGCCCGCGCTGATGTTGACGCCGTTCAGGCTGTTCAGTGCATCCGAGAGCTTCTCTGCCTCGGACCGGGTGTCCTGCATCTCGTCGGCGGTGATGCCGAGTTCCTTGGCGAGAGCCTCCTGCGACGCAGCGTTCGTCTTGGTCTGCACATCGACGCCTGCCAGCGCATCCGTGTACGACGGCAGCAGCGTGAGGAGCTTCTCCTTGCTGGTGCCCTCCGACGCCGCTGCGCCAGCGAGCTGGTTGAAAGCATCGGCGGCGAGCTGCGCGTTGCCGGACTGGGCGAGCTGGGCCAGCGCCTCATCAACCGACTTGATCTTGTCGTGGGCCTCGTCCAAGGGGATCTGGGACTCCCCCATCCCCTTGGTGATGTTCAAGGTGAGCGAGTTGACGATGTCCGTGGTCCGGGCTTCCCAGTCCGGGTGAGCGACGCGCTTCACGGCCTCGCCGAACCCGTCGAGATCCTTGCCGAGGGACTTGAGACCCGCGCCCGAAATCTTGCCGTTCTTGCCGAGGTCGACAAGGCTCGACGCCATCTTCGACACCGAAGGCGGGGCGTCCTTGAACTGGTCGCGGATGGTCTGGCTGGCATAGGAGATGAGTTCCAGGCCTGCCACGACGGCGGTGACCTTGCCAAGCACGCCAAGGGCGATACGGGTTCGAGCCGCAGTGACGCCCAGGGAGGCGAGCGCGGCACGGGTGGACGCGATGCGCGGCAGCAGAAGCAGGATCCCGGTACCGGCCAGCAGCGCGGCGCCGCCGATGCCGGTGAAGAGAGTGATCCCCTTCTGGAGTTCGGGCGGCAGGGAACTGTACGCGTTGACCAGCCTGGTGATCCACTGAGTCATCCCACGCAAAGCCCCGTTGGCTGCGGAACCGCCCTCGATCAGCGCGACCTCGATGGCTCCACGAAGTCGCTCCAGGTCGCCGATGAGATTGTCGGTCTGGATGGAAGCCATCCGACCCGCGGCACCCTGGTCGTTGACGCTCTTGACGTACCGGTCGATGCCCTCGGAGCCGAGCTCGTACAGGATTGTCGCCGAACGGACCGCGTCCGCACCGAAGATGGTGGCCATGGCGCTGTTCCGCGCCTCAGGTGTGAGCTGGCCGAACGAGGTCTTCAGACGGCCCGCGAGCTCGGACAGGCCGACGAACTTGCCCTGCGAGTTATAGGCGCTGAAGCCGATCTTGTCCATCGCGGCCTTGGCCTCGTCAGACTGCGGCACCAAGCGCTGCAGCATGACCTTGAGCGAGGTACCGGCGTCAGAGCCGATCAGCGCGTGGTCCGCGAATGCCGACAGGGTGCCGACCGTGTCCTCCAGCGACAGGCCGGTCTGGTGGGCGAGCAGGCCGCCCATCCGCAGCGACATGCCCAGACCGTGCACGTCGGACGCGCTCTTGTTGGCGCTCGCGGAGAGGACGTCGGCAACGTGCGAGACGTCCTTGCCCTTCAACCCGAACGTGTTCATCGACTGAGCAGCGATCACTGCCGACTCGGACAGATCGATCTGCCCCGACGCTGCGAGCGCCAGCGAACCCTTCAGGGCACCGCCGGTAATGTCCGCGACGGAGACGCCGGCACGGGCGAGCTCCGCCTCGGCGTCCGCGGCCTGGGTGGCCGTGTAGCTGGTGGTCTTGCCCGCCTCCAAGGCTGCCGCGCGGAGCTTGGCCATCTCCCCCGACGATGCCCCTGTCACTGCGCGGACGTTGGACAGCGCCTTGTCGAACTTCGCCGCCGAAGCAGCGGCCACCGCGAACCCGGCGACCATCGCAGTGCCGACTGCGGCACCAGCTCCTGCGAGCTGGGAGGTACTGCGGGCGGCTGTGCGCATGCCGCGGGTGTAGCTGCTGATGTCGGCGCGCAGCCGGACGGTGACGGTGCGAGTGGCCACAGGTCACCTCCGGTCGCGCTCTACGTGTACGTGCAGGCCGTCGACGTCGCCCTTGTTGTCCTGGTGGGCCCGGACCTTCTTGGCGGACATGGCGCAGGCGTGGCAGCGGACGAGGTGGGCGGTGTAGGCGCCCTCGTTGTCCGGGGAGGTGGCTTCATGCCAGGGCTGGCCGCAGTCTGGGCAGGCGTCCGCCTCGACTTCGGCGAGGGCGAGCGCCCAGGCCCGGTCTTCTTCGAGCCACAGGGGCTCGCCGTCGGCGACGGCCCGGCCGAGGAATACGGATCGCGGTACGCCCCAGCTCCGCGCTGTCTCTACTTCTCGCCGATGAGGGAGGCCAGGAGTGCGGAGGCGGCCAACGAGAAAGGGACGACGTCACTGCTGTTGTGCACGTCCCAGGCCGCGTCGAACAGTTTCTTGATCTCGCCCTCGTTGATGATCTCGAACAAGTCGATGACCTGGTCTTCCGTCATCTTCGGCTGCACGCAGGAGGCGGCGACCAGCGCACGGGGGAACGTGACGTTGTCGAACACCTCCTGCGCGTTGTCCGAGGGGTGCGCGGCCATCAGGTCCGAGTAGGCCCGGTCGCCGATGTACCGGAACACGAATGGTTCCTCAGCGGCCCGAACCTGCTCGTGGACCGCCTTGAGCTGCTCGGCGATCTCGCGGCCCGGGTGCACGGACGTGAGGTCGTCCGGCTCCCAGTCCTCGGAGACGCGGGACAGTTCGTCCTGGAGGCGTTCAGCCTCGCCCGCGAGGTCACCGGCGAGGCAGACCATGACGGTCTTCTCGCGCGGCTTCGCGCGGGCGAGGATGTCCTCGAAGCTGTTGGCCATCAGGCCACCGTGGCGGCGGTCGCGGGCGGGCTGGTGACCTTCATCTGACTGACGAACTTCATGACCTCGTTACCCGCAGGGGAGCTGTTCTGCGGCTCGCCGCAGGTGACCGGGTACACCTCGCACTTCTGGGACGTGGCCCAGGCGGTCGCGTAGGCGACACCGCGGCGGATGACGAGGTAGCCGGCGACGCCGTACTTCAGCGTCGTGTACGGCAGGTCTTCGCCGCCGGTGGTCCCCCGCTTGAAGGTGACCTCGGTGTCATAGCCGACGCGGCCGACGGTCTTGGTGTCGAAGGTCGAGGCGAGGCTGGACGTGTCGACGTCCGCCGTCGACGGGTCGACCTTCAGGCCGTCCGGGGTGACGCGGGTCGTGAAGTCGCTGCCCGCGTTCAGCTCGGTCGTGGTCGGGGCGTTGATGTTGGAGATGGACGACGCCCAGACCACCTTGGTCATTCCGTCGCTGATCAGGTCAGACATGAACCCTCCTCAGGGCATGAAAAAAGCCCCGGGCGACGGGGCGGACAGGACTGGGAGTCGTCAGATGACGAGGTTGGCGACAGTGACGCTGGTCGTCGACGAGTAGGTGATCGACGCGCTCACCCCGTCGGCGACCGAGGCGAACAGGTCCGCCGTGAGCGGCCCGATCATCTTGTCGCCGGTCGTCGCCGGGACCGTGACGACGACGTCCGCCGCCCCCTGCCCGCGAACCTTGGCCGTCGAGGTGATCGTTACGGTCATCGAGCTGCCGTTGGTGTTCTTGACGTGCAGGAACGAACGCTCGCCGCACGTCACCGTGGTCGACGCGGCGGCAGCGGAGTAAGTCGGGGTCAGGCCGCTCAGGGCGACGACCTGCTGGGCGAGAAGCGCCATGAGGGACTCTCCTGTCAGGCGGGAATGGACTTGAGCCGGTACTGCACCGGCACGAACCAGCTGGGCGGGTTGGTGTCGTCGTCGCGCTGCACCGGAGGCCCGCCCAGATCCTCCGGCCGCCACGCTGTACGGCCCTCCACCACGAGCGGGCCGTACAGGGCCTGCCGCACCTTGTCGGCCACCCACAGGGCGCGCTCCATCGAGCCGCCCGCGCAGGTCACCTGGAAGGTGGTTACAAAGTCGCTGCGCAGGTCCGCGAGCGATTCGCGGACCGCTTCCCCGGGCTCGGGATAGAGAACGCAGAACTTGTCTGGGGGCGCCCAGCCGGCCGACGTCGGAGCGCCGCCCAGGTAGACCGTCAGGCCGGGGATGCTCTCCAGCGCGGCCTGCACTGCGTCGACGTGCGGCAGAACCTCAGGCGGTGACGTCATCGATCACCACCAGGCCAGACCGCGCGCGGCGATGAGCGCCATCTGCGCCTCGAAGCGCGGCTCCTCCACGTCCAGGGCCCGGCCGCCGTCCCTGTGCGGGGGATTTTTCACCGACCCGTACTCCAGGATGTTGCCGAGAGCGCCCTGCGAGCCGCCCTTGTCCGGGCCGATGATCGCCAGGGTGACATCGGGGCCGTAGGCGGCAACGTCGTAGCTGACCGTCCGGGGGTACAGCTTCCCCGCGTGCTTCCGGCCTGTCGCGCGGGCGTTCGCGCGCCAGTCGCGCTTGATGTTCATCGCGCCCTTGCGGACCACCATGCGAGCGTCCCGGCGGGCGCGGGGGACCACGCGGGCCAGATGCCGCTCCAGGCGCCGCACGTCGGACGTGTCGAACCGAATGCCGTTCATGATCGGTCCTCCGTTCTGATCCGCCACGCCGTGGACTGATCCGAGAACGTGCCACCCGTAACCCACAAGACCAGCCCGGTCATACGGGCATCCAGGGAAGCCGTTACCTCGATACGCGCCCCAGGCAGCAGTCGCGTGCCATTGGGAAGCGGGGCCGCCCACGGTAGGGATACCTCGTACTCGCGCAAGACAACCTCGCGCTCGCCCGCCTCGGTCTCCTGCCCCGTGCTTGCCGCAATCGCCTTCACCCGGGCCTTGCCCGTGTACAGGGTCGTCTGGGCGCCGGGGACGGTGCCTCCGGTGTCCCGGTCGAAGCTGTCGGCCGCCTGCGTGTACAGCCGGACCGTGTCCCGCATGCGGGCCTCGGCAGCCGCCCGGCCCGCAGTGAGCAGACTGTCGAGACTCACCGCAGCCCCACCACTCCGATGCGACGCCGGTAGTCCCCGAGCAGCATCTTGTGAGAGTCCGACAGGCTGCCCGCGCCGAGCGTCTCCGCGGCGAACGTGCGGCTGTAGTCGTCGATCGTCTCCTGCCGGAGCATCGACGGATTCACCAGCGTTGCTGACGCCAAGTCCAGGCACACGGCGCGCACGTCGTCCGGGATCTCCATCCAGCCGTGCGTGTACGTCACCTGCACCAGACCGGGATCCGGGTACGTGGCCGTGCCCGGCAGACGATGCCAACCACCCGTGCGCAGCAGCCGATCACCCGACAGCACCCAGTCGTTCAAGACCAGGCTGTTCACCTTCACCTCGGAAACCGAGGCGACCGGCCGCTGCGGCAGCACCAGCTCATTGCAGTCGATGACCCGCAGCGTGACCTCGTCATCGACGACACGGCTGATGGTCTGCCGCGTCCACCGCCGGATGACGGCCGAGGCTGACGCAAGAGCCAGTTCCGCCGCCGCAGGGTCGACTGACGCCTGTGTGGCTGCGGCCAGTTCGGCCGCCGTAGCGAACGGGGGAAGAGCCACGGCGGCCTCCCCTCGTCAGCGCTGGCGCGCGTCGTCGGCCAGCTTCAGCCGCACCTCGCGGGCGTGGTCCGCGTCCGTCTCCGGAGTCGGCTTGCCCTCCAGGACGCCAGCCACGGTGTAGTGCGAGTCGGGCGTGGGGTCGACCTCAACGCCCAGGTAGCCCTTCGCCTCGGCGTTGTCGACGGCCTTCTGCACTTCCTTCTGCGCCGCGTCCTGCGGCGGCTGGGACGTCTTACGCTCTGCCATGGGTCTGCTCCTCAGTTCCGGGTGACGGTGACGCGGACGAGTCCGCCCGGGTCGGTCTGACCGGTGCCGATGTGCAGGGACCGCCACAGCAGGGTGTCCCCGGCGGCCAGGACCAGGTTCGCGGCAGTGCCGGACAGAGTGATCGCCCTTTCGTCGTTCGCAGCGGCGTTAACGCCGGAGTCGAACTGGAGAGTGGCCACGCTCGTGCTGCCGGAACCGGCCTGGCCCTTGTTGAACAGGGTCACCGAGCGGGTGTTGGTGTTGGCACCGGTGATCGCGGCCTCCGCGACGTACTGCACGGCCGTAACCGTGCAGTCGAAGGGCGCCTGCGCGATGACCGTGTCGTCGTCGTTGCCAGCGGTAGAGACGGCCGGTACATCCGCCTCAATGATCCGCTGCAGGGGTGCAGTGTCTGCCATGAGATGTCTCCTGATCCGTTACGGCAGGTCGATGCGGGCCACCGGGTAGCGGCTGGCCTCGGTCGGCTGGTCGTTGTTGATGGTGTTCGCGACCTGCCAGCCCACACGGAAGGTGAGACGGATGGCGGTCATGTCCTGCTGGGCCAGGTTGTAGACGATGGCCCCGGTGTTGTCCTGGATGACCGCCTGGTCGAGGATCTTCATCGTGATGTCCTGGCGGACGCCGATGACGAACTGGCTCCAGTCGCCCATGAACAGGGTCGGGGAGCCGCTGGAGGTGCCGAACAGGCCTCGCATCGGGTAGACGACCGGCAGGCCGTCGATCGACATCAGGTTGCCGGCGACGCGCGACTCGTCGAGCTTGCGGCCCTGCGAGTCGCGGGACTTGCGCAGCTTCGACTTCACCGAGGTCGCGCCGACGAAGCCGGACACCTCGTAGCCGTCGGCCTCGACGAGGCCGTAGCCGTTGTCGATGTCGCCGAAGAACGCGCCGGCCGTGGCCGCCGAGTTCGCGGTGACGTTGTTCCCGGCGGCGGTCGCCGAGGAGGCGATGTTCGTCGGCCACGACGAGGGGGCGTTGGTGCCGAAGAACGTTGCCGCGTCCAGGGTCCGGCCCATCGCCTCCGTCATCAGGGGCATCGCCTCGTCCCAGATGTTGGCGTCCACGTCGGCCAGGACGTTGTCCGGGACCGGCATGATGACGGCGATCTCCTCGATGTTGAGGAACTTGTTCGCCCAGTTGACCTCGGTC